ATGTCATTATTGCATAATGATAAAGTAAGAGAAAAATTAGTATCTGAACTTAAAGAATGGAGAGAAAAACATGGATCACAATAAAGCTTACAGTTTAGTAAAAGAAGTGTTTGGTACTTATGGATACACTGATAAATTTATCATGGATGTTATAGAGTCTATACACATACAAGGTTATAGTAAAGGATACAAAGAAGGGAGGGAACAACAAGAGAAAATAGACAAACTAAATAAACTTGAAGAACAACAAACTTAACAAAGAAAGGAGTATGGAAAACCATGACCATACCAACATTTATAGGCATAGATGTCGAAACGACAATGAATGCCAACGAAGATATAGGACTAGCTCATCCTATGCACCCAGATAACCGTGTAGTAGCGTTTGGATGGACAGGAACATCTAGAACACATGTAACTTATGATGCAGACCACTTCATAAAAAACATAAGATCTATACCTTTTGAGTATGTCTTCTGTGGACACAATATATCTTTTGATTTAATGTATTTGTACAAAGAAAGTACTGTACTTAAAATTAAATTTCAAGATCATAAGATATGGGATACACAATTAGCTGAGTATATTCTTACTGGACAACAAGTTAAGTTCTCAAGCTTAGATGAGTTGTGTATTAAGTATGGGTTGCCTATCAAAGACGACAAGATAAAGAAATACTTTCAAGCAGGACTGGGATCTGACAAGATACCAGAAGAAGAGTTAACACCTTATCTTGTACAAGACGTAGATAACGCAAGAGCCATAGCAGAGATACAGTACAAACTAGCTATAGAGAACAAACAACTAGCTCTCATAGAGTCTCAGATGGAAGCTCTACATGCAACAACAGAAATGATGTTCAATGGTCTACACATAGATCAGAAACGTTTAGATGACTACACAGTAGAAGTTGTTAACGAATATGTAGAAGTTAAGCTAGACCTAGAAGAACTAGCAGCAGGACACATAGACGACATTAACAGCCCTAAACAATGGTCACAGTTCTTCTTCGGAGGTAAGAAGAAGGTTAGGGTTAAAGAAGAAGTAGGCGTGTATAAGAATGGTAAGACCAAGTACAAGCTTATGGATAAGACAATAACTATAAAACCATTTATAGCTTACACACCAGATCCAGAGAAGGTATCTGAGAAGACAGGACAAGTGTCAGTAGATGATTCAGTACTCAACGATATGCTTAAGCACACATTTGATAAGAAGGCTATCCAACTTATCAATGGACTACTTAAGTACAGAGAGTTATCTAAGCAGCTATCAACATATGTCCAGGGCCTTAGCAAGCATGTTATTAATAACTTTATACACGGCAAACTAAACCACACAGCAACAGTCACAGGTAGGTTGTCTTCAACCAATCCTAATCTACAAAACATCAGTAATAACCCTATCAAACAGATCTTTACATCTAGGTTTGATGGAGGTTATATTGTTGAGGTTGACTTTAACCAGCTAGAGGTTGTTGCTCTTGCTCACGTAACAGGTGACGAGCAGCTTATCAAAGATATTTCTAGTGGAGTAGATATTCACAGTGCTCTTTACAAGTCTATGTTTGGTAGAGATCCTACTAAAGAAGAACGTAAACCATTCAAGTCTAGAACATTTCAATTGATCTACGGTGCAGGAGCTAAAGCAATCAGCAAACAAGCAGGTTGTAGCTTAGAAGAAGCTAAGAAGTTTGTTGATGTGTTCTATTCTAGGTATCCTAAAGTAGGTGAATGGCATACAGGATTTGCAAATAAAGTAGAACGTATGTCTTATTATGCAGTAGGAGAAGATGGTTTAAGAGAGAAAGTTAAATCTTATGTACTACAAACAGAGACTGGTAGAAAGTTTTTGTTTAAAGAGTATTACAGTGATAGTTCTTGGTCTACTAAGACTTACAATTTTAGTCCAACAGAGATGAAGAATTATCCTATTCAGGGATTAGCTACTGGAGATATAGTACCAATGATGTTGGGTGTTATCTTTAGAAGGCTAATAATGAACAGTGGAGTTTGTATAGTTAACACTATTCATGATTCCATTATGTTTGACGTACATCCAATGCAATTGGATATTTTTTAGAGGAGATAACAGACACATTAAAGAAAACACATATGTATTTTGAAGGTATTTTTGGAACACCTCTGGCTCTGAAGCTCAATGCAGGAGCATCAGTAGGTGATGATTGGTTTAACATGAAAGAATTAACATGAGCATGATGACAGGTATTGTGGAAGCACTAACCACAAAAGATGTAAACACTAAGTTTGGTACTAAACCTACTTATTCCATGAAAGTCAATGGGACTTGGATTAAATGTGGTTTCAAAGATCCAAAAGTAGAAGTTGGTTATGAAGTTGAGTTTGATGGTGTCTCTGGAACATATGGTGTAGAAACTAAGGCTGTAAACGTTCTTAGTAAAGGTAGTGGTACACCTACTCCAGCAGCAACTGGAACGTCTGTAGCAGCTCCTAAAGCCTCCTACGGTGGTTATAAAGATAAAGTATTTCCTATCCCTGCTTTGCATGGTGATAGAGCTATTATTCGTCAGAATGCTTTAGCTAGAGCTACTGATCTTTATATTGCTGCAAGAGGTGGTAAGCCGTTTGAACTAGAAGAAGGTAACCTAGACTTTGTTGTTAGACTTGCTCGTAAGTTTGAAGCTTACACAGCAGGTGACTTAGACTTAGCACAAGCTATGGCTGAGAACAACGAAGAAGGTAAACAAGAGTAAGTTTTGCAGTTGCCACTGTAAGTTTTGGGGCTGTTAAGCCAGCATTCGAGGATGTTAAGTGTATAGTTTTCTGGCTTTCTTATACACATACATAGCAATATGTATAGAAATACCAAATCGAGGCCCCCTTTTTAATAGGAGATAAATATGTTTTTTTGGAACAAAGATAAAAAACAAATTCAAGAAGAACTAAGTTTTTTACAGACTCGTACTGCTTTACAAGCAAACATTCTTGAGGATCTAACAGACCGTTTAGATCGTTATGAACAAATTTTGTTTAAGTTTAATGAGTATGGTTTTAAAAAAGATGGCTTACCTAAAGCTAAACCAGGAAGAAAGAAAGGATTGGTATGAGAGCATTAATTGACGGAGACATTGTTGTTTATAGATCAGCAGCATCAACAAAAGATGATGAAGAATCTTGGATAGCACAGTCTAGAGCAGACACAATGATCCAAGAGATCTTAGCAGACACACAAGCAACATCTTACAGCGTATACCTAACAGGTAAGGGTAACTTCAGGAGAGACATAGCTCCTAGCTACAAAGCCAACAGACCAGATGAGCGTCCTGTACATTGGCAAGCTGTCAGAGAGTTCCTAGTAACACAGCACAAAGCTATCATATGTGACGGATATGAAGCAGATGATGAAATGGGTATCCAGCAGGATAAAACAGGAGCTACAACAACTATATGTAGCATAGACAAAGATTTACTTCAGATACCTGGAAAGCACTATAACTTTGTCAAGAAGGTATTTCAAGAAGTAACCCCAGACGAAGGTCTTAAATTTCTTTATCTACAAAGCCTTATAGGGGATCGTAGTGATAACATTATGGGTGTTGCAGGTATAGGTCCCGTTAAAGCAGAAAGAGCGTTAGCAGAGCTTCTACCAGAAGAGTGGTATGACAAATGTAGAGAAATGTATAGTGATGACGAGAGATTCCATCTCAATATGAAACTCTTATACATATGGCAAAAGCCCAACGACAGTTGGGAACCACCTGGGAACGAAGGGGCGACAGAAAGGCCTTTAGGCACTTCTGGAGCACAGGCGGAGCCAGTAACCAGCAGCGGAGCAAAAGGAGCAGAGGATGCCACCACCATTCATAGCTAGATTTCCAAAAAGGTTTGCAGACTGGTTAAATCCAGGAGAGAACCCATTCAAAGCAGATCAAGAAACATTAATTTGGTTTGCTAAACTTGTTAAAGAAGCGGAATTATATGAAACCAAAAAGACACAACCCCAACATGTACAAAAGCGGATTGGAAAATAAATTCCAAGAAGCTTGTAAGCTGCGGGGATGGGAATTACCTTATGAAGCAAATAAGATTAAGTACGTTATACCTGCTAGTAATCACACTTACACACCTGACTTTACTGTTACTAATAACGTTTACATAGAAACAAAAGGACTATGGACAGGAGCTGATAGAAAAGAAAGCTGTGTTTATTAAAGAACAACATCCAGATATAACCATCTTATACGTCTTACAACGTAACCAGAAGCTTTCTAAGAAGAGTGTAACTACTTATTTAGACTGGGCTGCCAAGAACAATTTAGATGCTTGCATATTTGCTGACACTAAGCACTGGACAGATTTTATTATGAGGTACATATGACCACTACTAAAACAGGAATAGTTATAGGTTGTAGGTATGACCCTTGGTATGTTTATCATAACGAGGATCAGGATTGGATTAAGTACTTAATAAATTGGGGGTGGTATGACTAAAGATACAGCGGTACAAATACTTTTGGAACACTTTAGCGAAGGCATGGTACGCACTATTGTTGATGCCTTAATTGAAGATGAGCCAGTTGCTATGCGTTATGACTTTGATGGATATGGGTATCAATATATTGATTTTGGAAGTGGAAGTGACTGGCAGACTAGAGAGAAGGGTGCAGAACCCCTTTACACTGCACC